CTTCATCTCGGCTACCGCGGGCGCGGGCATGCAGTGGTTCCCGGACCCGGAGCTGGAGAAGTACATCCGCGAGATCGCCCGCCTCCCGGAGATGACCGACGAGGACGTGGACTACAAGCGGGCCATGCTCCAGCAGCAGCAGGCCGTGGAGTTTGCCCAGGGTCAGATGGACCTGCTCGGCACCAAGCAGAAGGCAGAGATGACCGCCCAGGGGTTCAGTCCGGAGCAGGCCCAGATGCACGCCGAGCAGCCCACCGCCGACATGGCCCAGCAGTACGCGGTGGACGGTGCCAAGGCCGAGCAGGACGCCGAGGCCACCCGGCGGCTGCACCCGGTCGGCCAGGCCGATGCCATGGACGCCCAGATGCAGATGCAGATCGAGCAGAGCCGCGAGGAGATGAAGAACGCTCCCCCGCCGGCGGACCCGAACGAGGACAAGCGGGCCGCGCGGGAGAAGGACAAGGCCGACCGGGACGAGCGCTACGCTGCGGCCGGGGACAAGCGTGAGAAGGAGAAGATGCGCCTGCAGGACCAGCTGGCCGAGCGTCAGCACAAGCGGGACATCGCCTCCCTTCGGGAGAAGAAGAAGCAGGTCGGCCGGGTGACCGCCAAGAAGCCGCCCCCGAAGAAGGGGAAGTGAGATGCCCTACAAGAGCGCAGCTCAGCGCCGGTTCATGCACGCCCAGCATCCGGAGATCGCCTCCCGCTGGGACGCAGAGATCCGCGAGCAGAAGAAGAAGGGCAAGTACCGCAAGCCCCCGGAGCGGGTCAAGAAGAGCAAGGAGGGCTGGCTGAAGCCGCTGGCCATCGGTGTGGCCGGTGGTGCGCTGGCCAACCAGCTCCCCTCCTTCGAGCAGCAGCAGCGGCTCCGGGAGAACCGCCGGCGTCGCAAGGAGCGGGCCAAGGGCGTGACCAAGCGCCTGGAGGCACCGGTCTGGCCCGACGACGGGTTCTTCAACGCCAAGGCGGCCCAGGAGGCCTACGACCTGGTGATGAAGATGGACGCCGACACCGCGGAGATGTTCGTGACCTGCGTGGTCTCTGATGCACTCGAACAGGACATCTCCAAGAACCTGCGCACTCTGCAGAAGCACCTGGACGAGGTGGTGGCCAAGCAGCTCACCGACCTGAAGCGGGCCACCATGCGGGTGGTCTCCAAGCAGGAGGGGGATGCCGAGGAGCAGGTTGCCTTCGCCCAGGCGCTCTCGGTGCTGGAGGAGATCTGCAAGGTCAAGAGCCCCTACGACTACGGCTACGTGTTCCAGGAGTCCAAGATCCGCCGGGACCCGGGCACCGGACAGTTCCAGACCAAGGTCAGGCGCACCCAGAAGAAGCCGATCAACGACAAGGTGGCCGCCTCGATGGGGATCGAGCGCCATACGGCCTACGGCGGGAAGAAGGCGTTCACGCCCGAGCAGAAGGCCCAGTACCAAGACGAGTACCGGCAACTGGCCGACTTCCTGGGCACGGTGGCTCAGTCCGGCGGTAACCCTGGTGACACTCGGGTGCACCTGCACTTCGAGGACCAGCACGGCAACCAGTGGGTGGAGCGAGCCAACAGCACTCGTCCGGAGGCACGCCTGCTGGATCCCCGGGAGAAGAGCCTGCGCGGGGTCAGCGCCTACCCGGAGACCCTGAACGTGGGCGGGGCTGCCTTCGGTCTGGCCGGGGCGATGGGTGGTGGGATGTCCCCACTGCGAGCCGCTCAGATCAACGCTGGGGCCGCCGGCATGCCGGACTTCGCCGAGAACTGGACCAAGGACTACGGCGCGCAGAACACCAACGCCCGGCTCTACGGACGGACCGGGGCGGCGGGCAAGCTGCTGACCGACATCGCTCCCGCCGGGTCCAAGGCGAACCTGGCCGGGCACTTCGGCCAGTTCGTGGGCACCTACGGGCCGCAGGCCGAGGCCGTGATCGGCCCGCCCGCGCGCAGGACCGCCTACCGATACCGAGGTACCGAGAAGAAGCCGGACCCGGCCATGGTCCGTGAGTACGAGGTCGCGGTGCGCCGGCAGATGGGCAACCGGGACTGGAGCGAGGAGCAGGAGCGGGCGAACAAGGTCGCCCAGAACAAGGCGGTCCGGGATCGGGTCAACCAGCTGGCGACTGAGCGGAACCAGCCGGTGGAGTCGATCCGGCTCTCGGAGGCCGAGCGAGCCGAGATCATGAACGCCGCGGGCGCGGGCCGGGTCCGGACGGCAGCCAACAAGCCCACCTGGTCCGAGCAGAACGCAGCCGCCGCGGCAATCGCGGAGTACCTGCAGCGACCCCATGACCAGGGCGGTGCCGCCCCGCGCAAGGGGCTGTACAACCTGCAGCTGGCCAGTGGGAACACCCCGCCGTCGGAGGGCGTGATCCTGAACGCCGACGGCCAGATCGTCACCCAGGCGATCGGGTACGGCGACGACCACTACCTGCCGTTCAACCTGAAGAACCTCAAGGGCCTGAAGGGCGGCCAGTACATCCGGAACCGCTCGGTCGGCGGGCTGACCAGCGAGGACATCTACACCGGCCTGGTGTCCGGAGCGAGGCGCGTCACCGTGGTGTCTCGCTCCGGCACCTTCACCATGGAGTTCGAGCCGGACTTCCGGGGCGGGCGTCGGCACAACGACAAGGCCGCCCGGATGACTCGGCGCTACGAGCAGCTGCTGGACGCGGTGCAGTCCGAGCAGGTGGAGCGGCAGAGTGTGGACCCGGATGTCCGCCGCGCGATCACTCAGTCGGTGCGGCAGGAGGCCGACCAGCTGGGTCGCGGGGTGATGTCCAGTGCGATGATCCGAGACGAGGTGAACCGCCGGATCGAGGACTACAAGTCCTCACCCGACATCGACGCCGAGACCCAGGAGTACATCGATCTGATCGTGAACAACCGGACGGCCGGGATGACCGCTCCGGACTCGAACAAGATCCGGGCCCAGGTGATGAACCAGGTGGCCGCGGACAAGGAGTACAAGTTCCGGCTGAACGGTGCGGGCTACGCCGACGCCCTGGAGAGCCTGCGCGAGCAGTTCCCCTACTACATCAAGGTCAACTCGGTGCCGACCAAGGAGGAGGAGCGGATCGAGACCGAGCCGGACCTGGGCTACGTGGAGCCGGGCAAGATCCGGCCCACCGCGGCTGCGGCCGGGCTATTCGGGGCCAAGCACCAGATGCCGTACTCGGCAGCGGGCAAGATCTCGGCCGCCCAGGCCGACTTCGCCGGTCGGTTCAGGCGGACCGAGGCTCCGACGCCGCCCACGGCCGGGGAGCCCAAGGAGGGCGAGGGCGAGAAGAAGACCGAGGGAGCCAAGCCGGCTCCGGTGGTCTCGGTGGCCGAGCAGGCCAAGTTCGCCGACGCCGCAGTGGCTATGCAGCAGAGCCTGCAGCGCCACGTCACTCTGAACGACAACGACCCGGACAAGAAGTGGCTGGACATGGGGCCGGATGCGTTCCGGTCCGCACTGAGCAACAAGGACACGGTGGCCGACTTCGATGCCTTCGTGGCCAAGCACGGCGACACGCTGTCCAATACCCACAAAGACATGCAGCCGATCCGCACCGCCTACCTGCAGGCCTCCGGACGGATCGGGGCCAAGCCGTACGAGGCAGTGCTGAACCAGCAGTGGAACCCCAAGCCGTTCGCGTTCGAGGGCAGGGCCTATCAGTCCGGGGCCAGTGATGCCGACCGGTTCGCCGAGATCAAGAAGATCGGCGCGCAGATGCCTGGCGTGGTCAACCCCAAGCCACTGGACCAGATGAGCGACGACGAGTTGAAGCAGGAGGTCATCGCGGTCGGGAACATCCGCCGGACCCTCTCCGGGCTGACCGGGGAGCAGGCGAACGACTGGGAGACCAGGAAGTCGGTCTTCAGCAACGTCAACTCCGACTCGCCCAGCCTGGCCCGGGTGTTCAAGGACGAGGGGTCGATGGACTCCTACCTGGAGACCGTGCACCGGACCCGGGCGATCAACCAGGGGATTCCGGATGAGCAGCGCGGGTTCAAGGAGCAGTTCCACCCGCCGGCCACCGAGGAGGCGAACACCGCGCAGCCCACGGTCGAGAAGGTGGAGAACCTGGCCTACCTGGCTGACCAGGCCAAGGACCACTTGGAAGTCAATGACCCGGAGTATGCCCAGGTGGCCAACTTCGCCCTGGACCTGAGCATGCAGAAGGATCGGCTGAACACCCCGCAGGCGCTGGCTGCGGTGATCCAGCAGAACCCGGGGACGGTGGACATCTTGACCCGGCTCCTGCACGAGGGGCACATCCACAACAACCAGCCCGAGCCTGAGCGCAAGGCGCTGCCCGGTGGGCCGATCCTGACATGAGCATCACCCCGGCAGTCGAGCTCCGGTTCCATCCGACCGACCTCGACCACACCACGCTGCGGGAGGCGTTCAAGGAGGCCGCCAAGCCGAGCCAGGCGATCGAGGCCGCCCTGCTGGCGGCCAGGATCCAGGTGATCACTGCGGCCAAGGCCCAGGTGGCCGAGATGACCGGGGAGATGACCGCGGCCAAGCTGATCGGGGTGGCGGACTTCGCCTGGCAGCTCTACATGCCGAGGTTCGTCCGGGCGTTGGGACCGGTCTTCGCCGACCAGTACATCCGGACCATGCGGGCCACCGGGGCCGGGGAGATCCCGATGTCGATGGTCTACGCGATGGCCGATCAGCATGTCGAGCGGATCGGCACCTACTTCCACGAGTCCTCCCGCGACGCCCTGGTCAACGGCTTCAACACCTTCGTGAACCGGCGGATGACCGAACGGGTGGCCGCTGACCGGGTGCTGGACGCCTACGGTCTGACCGCCCGGGGGATGGCCGGGTACGCCGCCCGGGCCACCGACAAGGCCGCCACCGCCACCCCGATGAAGCTCAAGCAGCGGGTGCTGGACTACATCGGTACCTCCTTCCGCCGGCGAAGCAAGATCTTCGCCACCCAGGAGGAGCACAACATCAGCCAGCAGGCCGAGCAGATCGCCTGGATGTGGCTGCAGGACAAGGGCCAGCTCACCCCGGCCGCCGAGAAGGTCTGGATCACCGCCCGCGACGAGCGGGTCTGCAGCCAGTGCGGTCCGATGCACAACGTCCGGGCTCTGCTGACCGAGCGGTTCACCCTGCCCAACCAGACCAAGGTCTACGTGCCCGGGGTGCATCCCAACTGCCGGTGCACGGTCAAGCTGCTGGACCATCCGTGGAAGCAGGAGACCAGCAAGCGGATCAGCAAGGCTGAGTGGGACCCCAAGGAGCACCCGCGCGGGGGCGACCCGGAGAACCCGGGACGGTTCTCAGTGCGAGCTCGAACGACAGCACCCAGACCGGAGCCCAAGCCTGTGGCCGAAGCCGAGCCGGAAGACACCAGGGAGTTCCAGCGGCTGCTGGACCAGGCCGCACACGTCCTGGCCGTGGAGGAGGCGCTGGGAGCGCTGGAGGCCAAGACCCACATCGCCCAGGAGGAGAAGTCTCACATCTCCCAGGCCGAGAAGACCCACATCGGGGAGAAGACCGACCTGGGGACCAGGACCAGCATCGCCGAGACCCAACCGAAGACCCTGGTCTCCACCGAGCCGACCACCCGGACCGAGGTCA